TGTTGACCATGACTATGATGAATATTGTCAACGTGGTTTGACATAAATCCACCTTCACTGTATTTACTAATACGAAAGTCTGTCAAATGTTGAACATTAAAGTATGGAAATTGTTCTTTGTATTTGTCTATTGCTAATCGGTAACATGGTTTTATTTGAGCATGATATGGTTTACCACTTCTTATCCAGAAATCTTCACTTACGACTCTATCCTGTTTAACAACTTTACCACTGTCGTGTGTAGAGTATGTAGAATTATCATATTTAAACTTTGCATTTTTAACATCATCACATATTTGTGGTGCAACGATGTTTTCAAAATACTTTATATAATCAGTGACCCAATATTCTCTTTCTTGTGTCATTTGTAAAAATCCAATCTATCTGAATTTGCATCGCTTCTGTATGTTTTAAAAACTACACAAGTTCTTAACTCATAACATTGTCTTGAAACTGGCATGGCTTGGTGATTTAGTTTTGCATCAAAAACAAATAAACGATTTCCAATATAGTTTACATATTTTTCTATTTCATTTTCTTGTTCATTCCATATAGCAGTACCACCCATCCACTCTGGTTTCCAATCAAGTCTTGGATAATATATCATTGTAAAATCACCATCATCAGTATGTAAATGTGGTTCTATACCATGTGTGTGTGCATTACAATAAATTCGTTTGAAACTTTTAACTTTATATCTATTTTCAAAATCATATTTTTTCTTTGCTGTTAACCATATTGGTGCAAGAAAACCGTATTCTGGTTCAATTAATTCTTTACCGCAAAATATGTGCCAGTGTTTATTAATTCCTGTCTTGCCGTTAGATTTGTGTTCATATCCCCACATAAGAGTACTCATTTTTTCTTGAATATCTTCTGCATCATTTTGTTCTAATACATTATCGTAAATATCACATATCATCAGTATGTCACTCCTGCTTCAAATTTTTTCCATTCTATTGCGTTCTTAATATCCCATCCACGATTATCAACTGATTTGATAACTCCTTTGATATAATCTACAACAACTTCTAGATAACCAACCTTGTTCTCTGCATTGATAATATCCTCATCAGATGTGATGTAAACTGCTAAATCTGTTTTGAGAACTTTAAGGTCAAATGGTTTGGATGCGTAGATTTTTGCATCAGCCTTACCACCATAGTATTCCCACTTCTCACGATACAAACGCTTGTAGTCACCTTTTGCTTTAAACAAAAGAAGTTCGTATCTAGATTTGTGGTCTAGGTATGTGGCTTTGATTTCTTGATTTTTTAATGATTCGGTGTCTAAGTGTTCATCATCTATCTTCAAGTCTCTTTGGACTTGAATTTTCAATTCGTCAAGGTTCATTATTACTCCATATTATGTATCAAGTGTATGCATAGTATATATCTTGTATCTAAAGTCTATTGTTGCGGTTAGGTATTGTACATCTTCAGCTGATTGACTAAAATTTAATGAACTTAGTGAAACAGGAAACAAATCTTCAAATCTTACTTCTAATACAGGATTATTTTTATTTGTTAAAACTGTTAATGTTGCATCAGAATAAAACGATCTATCAGCCGTAGGCTTTCCTACTTTACCGATATCAGTATTTCCTCCAGCGCCTGCGGTTGGAGTATTTGATGTATTAGAACGAAAGTCTGTAAACTGTTCACGTTCTTTAGGAAAACCAATTCCTATTAACCAGTTATGACATGAGATATAATTTTCAAGGTTTTCATCAACAATAAAAGTTACAATTAGATTACCAAAAGTAACTTGATCTCCAACAATAGGTATCTGTTTAAAAGGTGTAGGTAAAACTAATTCACCTAAAGTTACATCAGGAATGTTAGCTTCTGTAGTGAAGAACTCAACCTTTGGTAGTTGATGGATACCAAATTTAAACTGTGTTGGACTCAAATAATCCAGAACAGTTGGTTGTCTTCCTAATGGTGATGTTTCTGTTGTCATACCAGTATTTATAACGAAAAAAACAACCTGTTCCACTTATGGTAGGAGTTATGTGCTAAACAACCTGTTCCACTTATGCCAGAATATAACCTTAGAACGAAAGTGAGGAATCAATGATACAGTGGTTTAAGATCACCATCAAGATTGCTACTCAGTAGATAAATAAAAAAAAGGGGGGAACAAATCCCCCCTTCTTTCTTTTAGTATTAGTCTTACATAAGGTTAGTAACTTTAACTTTTCTGTAATACTTGTTAGATGCAGATGAGATTGAAATCGCACCGTCAGTAGATGCACCAACTGTTCCAGTATGGAATGGGTTAGCAGCAATACCGTAACGAGTTTTGAAACCAATCTTAGGTTGGAATGTATTCTCACCAACCGCACGAACCATTTGTAGTGGAACGTATGGGCAGTAGAACATACCAGCATCATAAGGTGATGTACCTTTATAACCAACAACGTAGTACTGTGATGCGGCTACGTTTGCAGCATATGGATCAACATACACTTTGTAACGACCATTCATAACACCAGCAAATGTTGTTGAAGTATCGTCAACATTCAAGTTGTTGTTAAGAGCAGGAGTGTAATCAAGAACACCTGCCATCTGAAGTGCAGAAGCAACATCAGCTGAACAGAGGATCATGTTACCTTTACCACGGCGAGTCTGTTGACCGATAGCGTTGGCATCTCTCTCAATTGCGAACATCAAACCTTTGAACTTCTCAACTGACCAACGACCATTTGAGTCGGTGTCCAGATCAAAGATACCAGCAGTTGTTGTGTTTACTTGAGCACCTTTAACAGCAGAAACGTAGATGTTACGCACAACCTCACGGTTGATTTCAGCAAGGATTTCAGCAGACAAGATGTTTGCAAGTTCTGTTTCTGCGTCAAGACCATGAATTGCTTTAAGGTCTTGTGCAAGTTCCATTGTGTACTCTGCTTTTAGAGCACGTGTTGTTGCAGTCACAGTGTGCTTTTCGATTGAGAAAGCCATTTCTGCGAAAGCATTAGTAGTTGTATCTCCAAGTGCCTCACCTTGTGCAAGAGATGCACCAGTGTCGGTAGTATATGTACCAGCAGATGGTGAGTCGTTAAGGACAGCAGGGTTAGTACCTGACTTATCACCACCACCAGTGTCGCCACCGGCATCTTGGTTTGACAATGATGGGATTTGCTCATCAGCAAGTGCTTCTGCACCAGCCTGTGACGCAGCACGAGCCCGCATTGCAAAGATAAGACCTGTTGGGCCAGTCATTGGCTGAACACCACAGATGTCATATGCAATAAGATTAGGCATAGAACGGCGAACCAATGAGATCAAAATTGGATCCCAGTTGTCAACACTTCCACCAGTTGCGTTAGTTGGAGCAGCTTCTCCTAAGAAGTTTCTGTCTTCACGGAGGGCTTTCTCTTGGTTTTCTAGAATAACTGTAGTAACTGCCCGGCGATAATTGTCCTTGATCTCTGGAAGATCAGGGTGCTGTAGGACAGGTGACCACTTTTCCTGTAGATGTTCTGTTTGAAACATTTGTTTCTCCTTTTTAATTTCTACTATTTATAAATTGTTTATTTTGCACTCTTGGCAGTTCTACCAATGGCGGACATATATGCAGCCATTGAATCGGAAGTGTCAATGTCCTGTGCGTGACCAGTTTCTACATCATCAAATGTATCTTCTTCAGTCAATGTTGTTGGAATTACTGCTGGAAAATAACTTTCCTTCAGAGTTTCCAACTTTTCCCGATATGATGCGGCATTAGAAAAGTCCACATCTTCGACAAGACCTTTGAATTTTTCAACTTCAGTATCGGCAAGGTCTGAAGAGACTTCTGACATTACCTGTTCCTTAACTAGTTCAGCATTTTCAGATTTTGATTGGATTTGCTCTTCCATCATTTCGTTAATTCTGCCTTCTAGTTCTGAAATTTTCTCAGATTGTGCTTCAAGCACATCGTATTTTTCATCTGGAACATCAACATAGTGGTCTTCAAACAATTGTTTCAAACCTGAGATAAAGTCTTCAGCGATTTCGCCTTTCAAGCCTCTTTCGATAGCCAACTCATTCTCTTTCATCCATTCTTCAACAACATAGTTAAGATAAGTGTCAACCTTTTCAGTCAATTCATCTTTAGTTGCGGTAATATTTTCTTCCAGTTCTGTTTTGTACTCGTCTTCCATACGTTCTACTTCTGAACGTACTTTTGATTTAACTGCGGCCTCAAAGATTGTTGCGGCTTTAGATTTAAATTCTTCGGAGAGGTCACCCTCACCATCGACCAATGCATTAACGTGTTCAGAAACATCAATAGACTTCAGACGATTTTCAACAGCTTCAGATTTTGCTTT